TATAAATGCGTAAGGAGGTATTGGTACATCATTAGATGAGAATGCATATGACATCATATTTGACCAATCAGATATCGTGTCCGTAGCATTTGGAAACTTATTTAGAATTTCATCTAATGAGTCTATTTGTTTCTGTGCATTTTTATTATTCGTTCCAGTCAATATCAATGATTTCTTAGGGAGTTCCAATTTGCCCAATACTTTAACTCTAAGATCTTTCCAAAATCCAAGTTTATTTTCAGAGTCAATCCCAACACCGGGAGAGTTTGGTCCCGGTTTTAATTTAACCGGCTGCTTCAGAAGGTTCTTTGTCTCAAGACTCCACGTTCCTTCATTGAAGACAGACTTAACACCGGCTGGGTTGAATACAACTATCTCCTTGGCATCTGGAGACATCTGATAGATAACTCCATCATGGCCAGCATCCATTAATTTCTTTGTGAACGCATCAGCAGCCGCTCTTCCACCGGCCTTTACAGCAGCCTTCTCTTCTTTTGTGGCGGTGTACGGGTTCTCTAGACGGGCATAGACCGGCATTACATTCTGACCAGTGATTCCCTTTGCCTTCTGTTGAGCATACAGATCCGCCGCTTCCGTACTGTCAGTTAAGTACGCTCCGGTACCAAGCCATCCAGCATCCTTCCGGTTAGGATGATTAGGATCAAAGTCAGTTACATTGTCTGCGGTGCCATGGAATAAGACCATTGGCTTACCTTCTGCATTCTTTACAACAGAATTACCAAACCAATCTTTGAACTCCTGTGTCTGGCTAATGATGTCGGTAGCTGCTACAGCATCTTGATTGAATGCGGCCTGTCCTTCAGCAGTAACCTTGTACATATACTTATTGAAGAAATCCATGGGCATCATGTTCTGATTGGCTGCCTGGGTGACTACGAAGTCACGGACGAACTGAGCATTAATCCTTGATACTGGGTCTGCATACCTTCCGGTCAACTTGATTTGCTGGAACATGATGTCTTGAACTTCATGGGCTGACTTTACGAAAGCATCGTCTGTTTGTTTCTTGGCTATAGCGGCGAGTATCTGCGCTGTCATCTTTGGCTGCATGGCGGCGGCTTGCTGGACCTCGTTCAGAGATGTGGCATCTACAGACCCCCTCGCGTGAGGAGATAGTATCGCCCCGATATCTGTTCCGATAACCTTACCAATCCAGTCATTCATCGGGATTACGATATCGCCGGTTATATCTACAGAATTAACTTGTTCGGTAATAGATGGGATCGCTTTACCAACCTCGACCGGATCTATTTTATTAGCCGTTAACGCCTGTTTGAATGTATTCCTATCGATATAAACTTCAGTAACCGGACCGTCAGTTGTATTTGCCATATGAGCGGCAACAGAATCGGAGAATTTGTTATACGCATCAGGTGATTTCTGTTTTAAACCCTGCTCACCACCGGCAGTCTGCAACTTCTCGAATTCGCTTTTCTGCTTATTTGCTTTGATATGTAATGCGGCATTAGCAATAGACTGAACGATTGCCCCAACATATACGCCAATCTCACCGGCATCCTGCGCTTCTGCCCACTTTATTTTTGACTCTGGGTTTGTCATTGCTCCGGCCATATCATGCAGAACATTCTCGGCATATTCAGTAATCCCTTCAATGCCAGCACCAAGACCTACTGTAATGGAATGATGAAGCCATTTATTAGATAACGCCAAGGCCTGTGGTGCCGATATAAAGAACTTGGTTGCGATAGCGTTTGTAGCAGCGGTAATAACGCCACCAGTCAATCTCTGCGCCGCCTTGTCTACTTCCACAGCTTCCCTGGATACCGGGTCGTTCTTTATCATCTCCTCCATGGCAGTTGCTCCCTGCCCCAGCATCAATGATAATGACGTTACTTTAGCTGCCGGTGAAAGCAGCCACAGCGCAACCTGCCCACCAGCCTGGCCAACTCCCTCCGCTACTTGTTCGATCTTGTTTAGATTGCCTCTTGGCCTTAAATACTTTTTACTGAAATCTTCGATGCCCTCTCCAATCCCGTATATTGAAGACCCTAATTTCAGATTCTTATCCCCGGTTTGGAAGTAAGCTAGATCACTTATTATTGTTCCGGTACCTTTAATGCCGCCACCTAGAAGAGTCCCGACCGCCCCCGACCCGACCGACCTAATCGCCCTTGCCGCCTGCTCAACAACACTCAGCCCGTCAGTATCTGGATGGGCAATCTTAGCGAATTCTGGATCAGCGAAAAGTTGCTTTAATGCCGGGTTCATCCCGTTATCAGCGATTTCTTTTATTCTTGCTGCCCTTAAATCTTGATGAATTTTCTCTCTATTTCTAGCAACAACATCCGGAGGGAGGCCAATCTCGCTTGATAACTTTTGATCTGCCGCAGCAACATCAGCATTAGATTTAACAGCGTTGTCTATAGATACAGTTAGATTAGAGTTCTGTTCTGACTTTAATGAATCAAGTAATTCAAATAACTGTTTGTTAGATGGCTGCGGTACGGAGAAATACCTGTCCCCTCTCTTTTGTATATTAGACCCACGAGCATTCTCTGCCGCAATAGCCTTGTCCCATGTAGGATGAAGAGACCCTTTAAGCATGATGCTGCTGCCTTCTGGGAGTCCGTGAGTTGCCATCTCTTCTGTAGTAACGGGAGCGACAGAACCCCAGTGACCGGCATTTGGACCCGATGCAGCCGGACCCATACCGGAAGACATAGCCCTCTCGTAATCGTAATCCTGGCCATTCGGGTTGAATTTAGATGCTGGCTTGGCTCCTGGAACGGTAATTCCCAACTTCATTGGCTCTGCCATATTTACTCTATCCCTAATTTTGACTTAACTAGATCTATATTGTATTTTGTCCGTGGGAGTCCCGCCTTATCCAATGCGCGAATAACCCGCTGATCCTGTTGGGGAAGAGTGGATAAGGGAACTTCATTAGTGCCATATAGCATCCCCTTCACTGGCACCTTATTTTTAAGGTCATCATATAAAACACGGTCTATTATTTCCCTGTTTTTCGGTTCAGTCAGGCCATATTTAGCCCCGATACTTACCTCTTCAGCCTTAATTTGCCTCTCTATTTCTATCGTTAAACTGTAGGCCCGTTGCTGTTCCTTAGCACTCCCTTGACCCTTCTCTGCTGGCAGAATTCCTGCATCCCTTAGTGAGCGCGTTATCTGGTCTTGTGTCGAGACTACACTGGTCCCGCCCTTTACATCCGCTCCCAAGCCAAAAGATCTTCTTGTGAACATTGCATCGTAATCTTCATTGGAAAGTCGAGATCTAAAATTATTATAAAAGTCAGAATCTGAAATTTTAGCTAACTCATTTGGACTAGCAGAAGCCAAAGTATTGTAAATGTCAGCATCAGTATTGAACCGCTTCCCATCCCTATCGTACTTATTTAATTTACCCCGCAGACCAGGCACTTTATCTATTGCCAATTGCTGGGCTGCTGGCAAGTCTCCAATCTTCATAAATGGATTGCTGTTTAATGCTTGATACGCGCCAGATTCTATATTCGCATGGCTTTCAGATGTTCTTTGCTTAAATTCGGACTCCAATTTGTTTATTTGTTGCGATGTTGCGCGATACAGATTATCACTTATAGACTCGTTCTTTAACATACTGTCTAGTTTATTCTGCTTATCAACAAAGCTTCCAGGTAGCGTATTAGATAGCACGACAGACTCTTTAGAGAGTGCGGCGATATCAACTAATTGAGTCATTTGGTTCATTGCTGTTTGATCTATCTGCTTCTTGTTCGCCTCAAGATATCCCCTGGCAAGAGTAGTCTTTCCTTGGATTACCCAATTGCCAACAACATCTTGAGCGGTCTTGGTATCTAGTTGCATGAGTGCATTCTTGTAAATTGGGTTGTTCTCGTCTATACCAAGATCAGCGAAGTGCTGTTTAAACCCCGCATTTCTTGCATTGGTGAGAGCCGCGACTTGTTTGGATGGGTCCCCATTCCTGGTTGCCGGATTGTCATAATGCTCTTTCATTGCTTGGGCTATATCATTTGTAAATGATTGCATACTGGCCACGAATACCGACTCTTTATAGACCTTTCCTTGGGCGAAGGCATGGGAGTCTACAGTTTGATATGCGTGTTGCAGCCTAGCATTGGCGGCTCTCGAAACAAGGCCAGCCTCCAGCGGATCTTTAATCCCGGACACATATGTCTTAACATATTTATTAAGACCTTCTGTAAATTGCTCTCTTTGATCAACAGCGTTCTTCCCTGACTGCGCGGTGTATCCCGTATTGGGATCTGAAATTCTCACCCTAATCTCGTCAGCTATTCTGTTATCGTGATCTTTTGCGTTTGTTTCTGCGCGGTCAAGCATGACCTGGTCCATCATAATCTTGAGATGGGTGCCTGACGATACCATCTGCCTTCCAGACTCGACCATCTGTTCTGCTTGGAGGTTAGGATATGTCTTAACATCAACCCCTTCTCTGATTCCAGGGTTTACTACATTGAGTCCTTGCGTTAATTCATATGGAACTTGTGGCATCTATATCACCTTAGTTTTGTGGCATGAACATACCGCCCATGTATCTCTTGGACATCTCCAGGTTGTACCATGCTGAAGCAACATTCCCGCCGGAAGACATAAGATTTGTACCGGCCTGACTGAATGGACTTATTTGACTTGCTGCCGATCTTGCTCCGAATGCAGATACCCCAGCCATTGCAGCCTGTGCCTCGTAATTTTGAGCCTGAGTTCTGGCGGCCCATGCAGCCCGTACAGTATTTGAGTTTATGGTGAGCGCATCGGTCTGCTTCATTAACTCTAGAGATGCCAACTCTTCAGCATTAGATCCGGTTCCAATCTGGCCTCCACGAGCAGCTTGCGCTACTTTTGATGATGCCTTTACTTGCCCAGCCCTGAGAGTCATTCTGCCAATATCAAACTCTCCGGCCCGAAGTATTTGCTGGGCAGAGTCTTCCATGGCCCTGGCGTTCAATGCTGACATCTGCTTCTGGTAGTCAAAGGTCATTGCCTGAGACTTCAACTGATTCTTATTTGACTTGGCCGCGTAGAATGTTCCTATCCCGCTCTGGATCATTCCCATGATGGCCATGCCAACGCCAATATTGCTCATGGCTCCAGCGCCTCCACCGGCACCGCCACCACCTTTCGCGCCGCCACTGGCAGACGGGTTAACAATCGGCTTGAACCAATCCAGGTCGCTCCCCCACTGGTTCCCTGGAACTGCGCCACTATTAGCAATTGCCGCCATTTTATTCCTCGCTTTTCTTGTATTGGAACATCAACCAACAGTGATACGGATACTAACTTCCGACAGCGACCTCAAGAGTCAGCCCAACTATACTCAGAGGCAAAGGATCCGTTTGACGAATGTAGACTTGGCCACCATCTGCCCAGGTTGGAGTTGTCATCACTAGAATTTCTTGTGACCTCAGTGCTGGTGGTGATCCGTATGGCTCAGTAGTTCTTTGCTTTGCCTCAACCAAGTTATCCTCATCCGGACCTATGAATAATCCGGACGATTTGTAGACTCTGATCCAAGCCTTGTTTATATTCTTGTACCGCCCTTGGCCAAATGCACTGTCCATCTGAGAGGCCGCCGGTAGCGTTTGAAGATCTGCGGTGATAGGAAGGCCTATGACGATGTACGATCCCGCCCTGTCGAGCGTCACAGACCCACTAGAAACGGTTCTCTGTGGATGCACCGCCCCATCTACAAGAATATTAACTACCTTCCCCTCAATGTGGGAGAGTCCGGTGATTATATTTCGTGCGAATGACCAGTCGGTGGTGGCAACATTCCTTAAAGCGACCTCTAATATCTTGTCAATTCTTGCAGTTGCTACGGTTGTTGATGTAGTAGAGGTAATCAAAAGATGGTACTCAGTCACCCCGTCCGCACTATAAATAACTATCTCGTCACCGACATCAGCTTGCGATGGGTAGTTAAATTGCGCTGTTGATGAGGTTATTGTTAGCGGTTCAGATGGACCCCACAAAGTACCTCCGCTTACCGTAACGGTGGTTACAGAAGTATTCGTCCCGTCATATATCCCGCCGCAATCAACAAAGTATGCATTCTTCTGCTCTGGAAATATTCTTGGCTGCTGCTGCTCAATGTACCTTTTCGTTACGTTGTTGATAGTTCTTTTGACTATCACATAAAGAACATCATTCGTTCCTTCAGCAACTACCGTGCAACTCTCAAATGTTCCGTCAGTGTCATGCCAGTGCCAGGCACCAATGCTTTGTTCTGGGATATATGTAAGGCCAAGAAGCTTTCCGGTGGAACTGACCATCCAAATTAACGGAAGCGGAGATTTTGAGTAGCACATATCGGTAACTGTGTATGTGTCAAACAGGTGAGCCGCTCTAATTGACAGATCTCCGGTAATGAATCCCTGCGCTTGCCAGTTATAACCGCACTCACGGACATGGCCGCCCCTGGATGATGCGTATACCAAGGTGTTGTTAATAACCACCGGCTGCACATTGCTAGATCCGACATAACTCTGGGGTCTAACGCTGATCGTCGATGGGGTGATCGCATCTGAATTGACTGATGTGACCCTCCATTCTGCGGCTGATGTGAGCAATAGAAGTTGAGTGAGGGGGATAATGTGTCTAATCGTATTCGCTTCACGAGCGGCCACTCTGAATGCGATCCTATCGTCATCCTTGATTGGCAGAGAGTAGGACATATCTGATTCAGTCCCGGACCTGGTCATCCAGATCTTCTGTGGCTCTAATGTAGTCCCTGCGAAACACCTTCTCTGCTCGTAATATGAAACGGCTGCTGGGTAGTTTCCTACCGAGTTGAACGCGCTCTCATAGGTTGGTGGAGTTACCCCCAGGTCAGGAGCAATATTGTCATCGACAATTGAAAGGCCACCAGTTTCTCCAATGTAACCATATATCCCGCCTTGTAATTTGTAGACTCTGTACCTGGTCGCGCCACTAACAGCATCCCAGCTTATGAAATTAGTACACCCAGTCTCAAATAGATTCGATCTTATAAAGGCAAGCTTTACAGTTCCACCAGCAACCCATGCTGGCATTGCGGCAGTAGACACAACTACGCCAGCTTCAGTTTTCAGTGTCAGAGTTGTCGCTAAAGGAACCGTATTAACCAGGTAGAAGTTCCCGTTCAATGCTGTTGGACCGGTTGTGATCCCAGATATATACACTCGGTCGTTAACCGCAAGACCGTGGGCTGCTGTTGTGATCACGCCAGGATTGGCAATAGTAATTCCGGTGATGTTAAATGAAAGTCCCAGTGCGTTGGTACTGGCAGCAGATTGACTTATATCGTCAGCCCCCACAGCAGTTACTGTGTAGTATGCGTTGTACTTCCCTGGAGCAGTAAACCCTGTCGATGTTACCGTTGGGCTTGTTGGGGCCGATATAGGTGGCGTGAAATTAATGGTTGGTAAGGTCCAGTTGGTAGCGCCATTCCTTCTTAATTCCCTTGGAGGGTACGTTGGATGCACCAAAGTAATAACGTCAGCAGACTGTACATAGTGGATATCGAACAGATCTGCGGCAGCGTATGGATTTGGAATCTCGTAGTAAATACTTGGTAATGGATACCAGTAAGTTGCATTCGGAGGGGCATTCCCGGTGGTTCCTAGTATGCAGTAGTAGTTAATCCCGGCAGAGCTGACCAGTCCACCGACAATGTACGCTGTTGCACCGCTGTACGCTGCTGGAGACCCTGCTAGTAGAGTCGCTCCCTGGGTATGGAATCTGAAATACCCGGCACCCATCTCAATCGCCATGGTTTGGGTGGTTGAGTAGGTGAACGGTATTAAGCGAGTTGCAACATTTGAGTTCTTGACTTCATTTACAAAGGCAAATCCAGCCCTATTCTCTGCCGGACCCTGCGGCCTTGCTATGAAGTTTCTGCACTTTGCCACTCCACTCTGATACTTACCGTCATCTATACGCCCGAACATATCTGGTGACATCTCACCACCAGAAAAAGATCCTTTAAATATCTTTATATTTGGCATCTTATCGTCCGGCAACCCATGAAACTATATGACCCGGCTTAACCTGGCGATCAATAGAATCAGATTCCTTCGCTTTCTGTAAATAGATGGCCATCATTTTTGCACATCTTTCCGCTTCCGCTGCCCCGATATCGCCTTTAATTATTGGACCGGCAAGCATCGATGCCAGGTGCCAGGCCAAGGTCATGGTGAACATAGCGGTGAATTTTGTGGTATCAGTTACCGATACAGAATATCTAAGTATCGCATTCTCTTGATTTGTAAGGATAATGTCTGAGCCATCATCAGCAGACTCTACTTGATATGGTTGTGGAATATATTGGCCACCCTGTACAAGCGGGACATTGTTGGCTGTATATCCAAGAGTATCAACTGGGGAGTATATTGAACTGTAATCTGAATTTGAATCTGGCGGAAGGATTGCTATGCAACCGATCCAGTTGTTTGGTACTGCGTAGACATACTGCCATTGAGGAACTGTAATGTTCAGCAGATTAAGGGTTGCTCGTCTGGTGGTGAACGCCCATGTATGCATTTCTAACAGGGTGTCCCGTGCTATTGGGTAGAATCTTGCAGCGTGTTCTGACTGAGCAGATCCTTCCGGAGGATATAAACTCGTTACAGTTGCGTTATCTCCAAGGTTTGCTAGAGCAAGATTAACAATATCGACTTCTGATGCCATAATTTCCCCTCAGAAAAAAGGGGGAAAAGGTTTCCCGAATCCCCCTTTATAAACACTAGAAACGCACCACAACTATTTCTTTTTTGTTTCCTTTACAACCTCTTCTTTAGCATCGTCCTCTACCAGTTGAAGATTGGAGCCTGGCTTCGTGTCGTACTCAACAACATCGCCTTCCTCACGAATTGCATTGTTGATATATGATTTTACTAAAACAAGGTATTTCTTAGTCATGGCTAGTTTCCTTTAAATTATGTTACTGAAAATCCTGATGCGTAGAATTTCTTACCATCTTGGATGTCTGTAACCAGATCAGCAGTTACCGTGCCGCCGGTGTATGTTCCGACGATGGTGTAACGAGTACCGAGATACCGCTGCCCTAAACTTGCCAAGGCAGGGTTTACTCGCACAGCAACATTTGTACCAATCGTTAAGGATGCAGTGACGATTGCATCAGTAGATCCGATAACGGTTGGCGTACCCAAATTTGCTGCGGCTGAACTGATAACTTCAAATTTTACACTAGTACCACCAACAGCAGCGGTAATCATAGCGAAGTTGAAGTATAAGTTCGCACCTTCGCCCATGTCCCGCGCTTGCACTAGGTCAATGGTGTTGGTACTAACTGCGGTGGTCGTTAATGCTTGCGCATCTGAAACCCGTAGAAGTGCATCTGTGATCATTTTAATTCTCCTCTGTTATCTAGATTAGGATACAACTGCTTCGGTGTTAAGCAACGAATCAACGCGGCGCAGTGGAACTCCCAGGAAACTCAACCATGAATCAGGCTGACCAAATTGGGTGAGACCTTGTTCAATCTTCAGAACGTATTGGCTCTTGTCCATAGCAGCAAGTGCCAGGCCAGAGTGAACAGTACGGTTCATGTAGAAAGCTGCACGACCCATGCTCATGTTAGGGATGCGATACAGTGAACGAGCCATCAATTTAATCAACGCGGTTGCAGCGGTTGAAAGCTGTGTACCTGATTGACCAATAAGATCGCTGACATCGATGTTAGGGATACGAACGACATAACGCCAATCCTTAACAACCAAGCCATTTTTCCACTGGTAACGGGTGGCCAATGCTTGCATACGGGTGCCATCTGAGTTGTAGACGGTCTGTTCGCCCAGATCTTCATGGACCAAACCAGCCTTAGAACCTTTAGGGAACGGGCAGTAAACAGTGTTGTCACCCCAAACTACCAGGTAAACAGAGGTATTGTCTGAACCAGAACCACCGGCACTCAGAATGTTCTGCGCGTTGCCGCCAGACAGACTTGAGTAACGTGATGCCAATCCAAGGAACTGCTTTGGATCTGTACCAGGATTGCCGTAGAACAAGGTCGTTGCTTGGGTTTGATTCATTGCTTCCAAGAACGCTTGGTCTTCAGACAGACGGAATTGGCTGGTGTTGCCATTCAGCATCGCCAAGTCTTTGTCCACTTCTGAACGGGCTTCCAGAATACCGCAAGCTTCGTCCACTTGTGCTGTGGTTGATTTGCTGTTTGGAATACCTTGGTTCAATGCACGCCAATAGACGGTAGGCAAGCCGGTACGGATAACAACACGCTCACCCGTTGGCAAGTTACCTTCCTTGAATACTGCATCTTCCAAGATCTCGTTGCTTTGTGATAACAGTTCTGCAACGACCGGTACATTCCCGGTAGGGTCTGTACGTTTAGCCCAATCCGCTAGGGTTAGGGCCGTGTTTGATAGTGTAGCCATTTTTAAATCTCCTTTTTAATGCTGTTGTTGAGTAGGATAAAGTGAAGCGGCATAGTCAGCATTAGACTTCGCTGAGTTCTTACCACCTTGACCGCCACCGACAAACTTATCTTCACCAATTGCTTTACCGGCTCTATAGAAAAATCTGATTATCTCAGGGTGATTTCCAAGTCCCGATTCATTCAGCAGTGAAAGTAAGCCAGGCGTACCAAACTGATCTAAACTTTTCTTTGCGATTGCCAGGTTTTCTGTGAGTCTTTCCCCACCGAACTCCGTGTCAGCCTTAGAATCATTAGTCCATCCGGTACGCAACTGCTCCAACTCACGAGCCTGACGGGCCTCGACAGGTGGACCAAGTTTCGATAATAACTTCTGCGCGGCATCCTGAGACAAATTCAACTCCTTAGCCACTTCAGTGTAAACCTTCATTACTTCTGGGTCGTAGTTCCTACCCTCTGGAGGTTTAAACTCATAGTTCTCAGGAGAGCCATATCTGACATCTTCCTGCTGGCTAGTTTGTTGACCCTGCTTACCATCTGTAATGTTGGGCTGGGCTTGCTCTGATGCTGCTTGCTGCGATTGCGCTTGCTGGCTTCCTTGCGGTTGCTGGCTAACGCTACCTTGCGATACAGATTGGCTTTCAGTGGTCGTTGGGGCCGATTCCGTCATCGTTGTTTCTTGCATTTTGAGACTCCTTTAGCATGGCTGGATAAAGCTCTGGACATAAAGTGTGGATCATTGCAAGCATACGATTACCAAAGTTCCTCTGCCCCTCGTTGAAAGCCATCGTCATCGAGTTGCTATTGAACGATAGTCGAAATACGCCCGACTGATCCAGAAGCCGCCATATAATCCTACGGCCCCTTTTGTTTCCCATGAGCCACTTAATATCTATCGACTCATTCTCTGATTCCATTCTATCGCGCACTTCTTTATCAGACTTTGCGCGGTCCTGGTCTCGTGTATCTAATGGATCGTAGCTGCTCATTTCTTAATTTAAACCTATATTAAATAGTTACGGATAACTACTTCAATACTTTGGTGGCTTTGGTGGCTTTTTGCTTTTACCTTTCATAATTACCTCCTGTGGGTTACTGGTTAGAAGTAACTTGCGGTCCATAAAGCATAGCTGCCATGGCGGTGTTGTCAGACTTGCCTTCCGCTGGCAAGATCTCCATGTCCGTAATCTGTAGATCTACATGATTATCCTTGCCGCCACCCTGTGTACCATATGAACTAGTGGACTTAACGTATACATTGGCATGAAGCATCATAATTGACCCAATTTCCGGAAGGGTCGTGATGTTTAGTTTGGCCAGATCATCGGTACCAAGGTGAATACACAGACCGTAAGGATATTCCGGACAATCTTTTTCCATCGCTCCAGGCATCTCTTCCATCTCAGGCTTGCTCTTCATATTAATCATTGCCATTTCAACCTCCTTGTGGGGTGTTATAACCGCTGAACATATCGATCACGTTGGTCAAAGCATTCGGATCTTGAGTTGGTGACTGGGCAAGATTCTTAATGGTCTGAGATGCTTGTTGCGCTTGCGCTTCTTGTTGCTGTGCCGCCATTGCCTCTTGCCTTCCTTGTCTAATTATTGCGACTTGCTCACCAGGAACTATGAGATGAGGATCAACCCCCAGCATATCTGAGTAAACATCAGCCCATTGGTCAGAGTCGAATTTATCAAGAACGTCCGGCTTGATCTGAGCAATATTCCCCAGGCTAGTCACGAATCTATCTACAGAATTGGTGCCAATTGCACGTTGAGCCTGTGCCAACATTGATACGAACTCGATATTGAGGTCAACTCCCCGCAATTCCGGGGGTGGAGGTGGGAGAATACCGGCCTCGACAATCCGATCAAAGGTCAGTGTAACCAATGGATCTAGCAGTTCGTTATGTAACCGCTCAAGAACTGGTCCAAGCATCAATAACTTCTCTTCATGTCTCTCAGCAACCTCAGTTGCAGTCATCCTGGTGTCGGTTGCAGATGCGAGCATAAGGAAAAGATCGGCATAGAACGCGCCACGAATGCGCTCACGCACATCTTGTATGTCTGCCAATAGGTGAGATAGGTCGAGGTTAACATCGAACGCTGTGCGGATTCCTCCACCTGCATTGACCTGGTCAACGAATGTGATCCCGCCAGGAAGAGTCTCGACATCACGGTTCTTCATGCTAGATGGTACTTGAAGAGGTGGCTTTGTCTTGTAATCGATACCTTGCGCCTTGCGTAGTTGCTCATGCTGCAACTGCTTTACATCGCCCAAAGCTTCCATTGCCGGGGATCCGCCGTAGATATCGCCACCACTCGTGGACCATCTAGGCACCACTGCCGGGAACACTTTATAGCCAGACTCACGCAAATACTGATCAGGATTGCCACCAATTTCAAAGTGGACAGACATGAATGGCATATTTTTTGAATCTTTTTTGCGACTGTCACGGTCTTCACGAGGCTCGATGGCATGGATGATCGTCACCCACTGGTCGAGAGATCCGCGATCATACATATTCTGTACACTTGTTGAGCAGTTCTCGTAACCAAACTCTTTGACCAACTCTGCTACAGTCTTCTCAAACTCACGGTACAAGGTGCAGACCGTGCCTTGGTAGTCGGTTGCGATAGCAAATTCCCCTGTTGTCAGGGGATAGTTATGAATTACATTCTTGTAGTCAGGGAGAATAATGTTGGCTGAAGTTCCGAACGCTCCGAGTTCCTCGTACATCTGGTGCAATGCACGGTAGGTATTGGATTTCTGGAAGATGATCTGCATCAACTTGGTTACATCGTTCAACCAAAGCTTCACTGGGGCGTAGTTATTCAACTCAGGATCGCTTGTGGCGAGTCTGAACCATGGACGGGCTGGCGAGGTGGCACCTGCCATCATCCCCGCGCCCAGCACCCTTAGAGCGCGAGTGCCGGTGTTATCATAGATATTGTTGTGTCTGCGCCAACCCTTGTCTCGATCTTGAACAAAGAATCGTCCGGACCTTGGGAGTATGTAGGATGAGATCTCTTGCCAATGACTCCACCAAGAAGCCCGTTCACTCTTGAGTTGACCCCAGCGAGTTAATAGTTTTTCGCGCTTTGGTATTTCAAGCGGAGTGTTTCTTGGTGCCTGAGTCTTTATCTTCGCCATTTAACCACCCAATAGAGATTTTCTTCCAAGTGCTAGACTTGCTGGATCAATGCCCATACCTTCTGTGAGCATGGTTGAGCCGCCGCCTTGACCGGTTTCCGCCTGCTGAGTACCGGATGCCTGGCTAGATGCAGCAGCGTTCTGCTTTACCTGGCTTTGATCGATGACCGGAGCGACTGGTGCTGGTGGTACATATGGGGGTGGGGATGGACCGCACATAATAATTCTCCTTTAAGTTAACCGCCAAGTAGCGTTTTCTTTCCAAGTGCCAGGGTATTTGGATCGACTCCAACCCCCTCTGTAAGCATTGTTCCTTGGCCACCAGCCATCTCTTCCTGTTTTGTCCTGGAGGCTGTAGTGGCCGCCGATGCATTCTGCTTGATCTGTGTCTGGTCAACTACTTTTGGAGTCTCTGGCATTGCTGGCATTGCTGGCATTCCACCGAAACACATATTATTCTCCCGCGAAATTAAATAACATCGAGTGCGAGTAATGCTTAAAGCCCATTCTCTCCCACAACTTTGCCGTTCTTAAATCAGTTACCGCACTTGCGTAGTATCTTTTGACCCCGCGAGATCTCATCTCGTCCAGCCCAAACTTTATCAGCTTCTTGCCGATACCATTTCTACAATCTTTCGATACAAAGAGACCGGCTTCTGCACCAACCAGGTCTTGGTTCTGCATATCCAGTGAGATGTAAATGTTAAAATACCCGATAGGTTTATCATCATCATTCCTCGCCACTATTGAGATCATTACGCCTGCATTTGCAGCCCTCTTATACTCTCCGAGTCTTGGATTGTATGGAGGCAGGTCAACTCCAATCTCTCTTAACCTTACACAAGTCTCAGTGTAATGCTCTTGGTACAGTTCTTTTAATTCTTCGTACTTCTCGTCAGCATCTTCCAGCGCAATCGTTTGCATTAGCTTCCTAGTAGCGTGGTCTTTTTGGCCAAACTTAGTTTCTCTTGCGGTATCCCAAGCTGGCCAGTGAGCATTGTCTCCCCGATCCCTTGGGAGGCCGCCATCTTTTCTTTCTGTAGTATTCCAGTATCTGGTTTTTTTTGATCAGCTTTGTTGGCCGCCTCTTCTGCAAGTTTCATCTGTGCTTTTTGTTGGGCAAGTTGAGCGTCCTGTGCTTGTTGTTGCATAGCCAGTTGTTTTTTCTGCTGAGATGCAGCAACCTGACCAGCATAAATAGAATACCCTGTCATTACTGTTCCTACGGCTACCGCAGCAGCTACCCATCCTGACATGATTTACCCCATCCTTGTTTGTAAGAAATCACATTCTCGTGACAACTCTGTCTCAGCATCGAATACATCAGTTGCTTTTGTGGTGAATATTGCTGTGAAGTATGTGTCCGCATGAGCAAGTACAGCCCTTTTAGATCCAGCCTTCACTTTTAATATGTTGTGACCCCGTATCCTTACAACTCCCTCTTCTGTCGTTGCTGTTATATCCCCAACGACTATTGCAATATGATCCTCTGCCCACTCCACACCTATCCCATAAACCCCTGCCGGTATAAACGATGTTCTGCTATACATTCCGCCGTGTATAAAATGATCAATGGAAACGAGAGTTTGAGGCATCTCCAGCATCTTCTCTTGTATCTTTACCATGTCCTCATTTGAGGGGGTTGGCGTGAGAAAACGCGCATCTAGTGATGTAACAAACTTAACGATCTCACAACTTTTATCAGTTACGGATACTTGATTCTTCTTTGTACGGGTCATATTCCTTCCTTCCCTTGTAATTCCCCAGTTCCATCACAATGTGCCGCTTCGGAGTGTCCATCAATGCTAGTACATAAGCTGATGCGTAATCAGGTGACCGACCGATCTTCTCGATGATCTCCTCTCTGCTTGATACATAAACCGTGCTGCCAACCAGCTTCCATGTTGGAGCCGCTAGATCAGCCAGCAAGCCGGAATCTGGTGGTAGACATATCCCAGTATTGTTTGCCGGGTCTAGAGCCTCTCGCATCCTCCAGTACAGTTCTGAACGCTGGTTCTTGAACCGCAGTCTTCCAGACTTATCCAATCCCAAGGCAGACTCCGACACATTAACACCAATCACTTGAAGTCTCGACTCAGATAAGAAGTCGTATGGGCTGGCACCGACTCCGATCACATCAATATGAATCACGCATCGATCTCTCATTGCTCCGACTACCAGACCGGCAACTGTTGGACCGTCAGGAGTTGCAGATCCAGGATAGACCATCGGAACATCGAACCACATTCCGTGCCTTCGGGCCAGGAGAGTCTTATCCTTCCCCGCTCTAGCTACGTCCACACCTATCGAGTCCATTGGTGCAAGCTTCTCTGGCCTACTCCACCGCTTCATGGCTTGATCGATCCATTCCGTTGGGATCACTTGCCATGGATTGTCTTCAATGCCAGCCTGGAAGTCACCATTAAGCATCTGTGATCGTAGCGGTTCTGGCAGAGACTGTAACTGTGCCATGTATCCAGTGTTCAGCAGATATGGATTGTCCCCGATTCTGGATGGGACGAATGTTCTAGACTGCGGAGTTATACGCTCCTCATCCAAGTCGAACGGCTCACCGCTTACGACCTCAAGATCCTTTCCGCCAACGGTTGCATACCATCTCAACTCTCCGGGCTTGGCTGGATTTGGATGAGTCTTGTCTAGCCATGGAGCAAAGTATCGAGTGATCCACCGGCCACCGGCAGTGGTTGGAGGGTTGAATGTAAGCAGTGCCTGGCACGATTGGTTTGGTTTGGTGGTCCGTAACCATCCCATCACATACCTGACCTGATCCTCCCTCATGTTCGCGGCTTCATCGAATACCAGGAAGTCGTGAGGTCTACCTTGATACTTCTTCTCGTCACCAGGGTTTGGGAAAGAGCAGAACTCTACCTGGACCCGCTGGCCATCAGGTCTCTTTAGCCTCCAGATATTGTCCTTTCCATTAAATCCTATCCTATTGCCCAGCAGATCTGTGAATCGGTCGATCACCCCGGTTAACTCGGTGCCATTCATGCGGAAGATGCCAACTGTTTGATGTTTGGTGAGAGACTTTCCTACCGCCAGATCCGTCTTCCCTCCACCGGCTGCTCCACCGTAACCAATAATGTCGGCCTTAGAATGGTAGGCCATGGACTGTGGGCCAGGCAGTGGTCTCCATACAACAGTGTCTGTTTGAAGCAACTGGTCCAGCTCGGCCAGCTCTTCCGGCGTTAGAAACTTTAGAATATCTGGATCAATCTTGATCAAGCTTAGACCTTTCGACTGCTTCGTTGATGATCTTGGCAGCCTGGGCTGCGCGCTCGTTGTTGGTCAGAGGATTGAGAGGTGCATCTTCATCACCGGCAAGGATCGTCCGGTCACCGTAGACCTTCGGAAGCATTTTGCTGAGTATCCATTTCCTGGTATCAACTCGCAGTCTCTGGTGCTGGACCCCAGCGTTATCGATCTTCCCATCAGCAGTCTTTACAGGTTCTTGATCGGCGATGTTCAGCGTATCATCAGCCATAACCTCAAGCCCCACCTGGCGAGAGTGAGCGTACTGTAGACGAAATTCTATGTTCGCATTACTTGCTAACCATTTTATAACTTGTCCAACGTGGGGGAAGTCATCGTCCT